GGTTCATCTAGACCCACCTCTCAATCCAGTCAACGGTGCCCGTTGCGTTGGTGAGCCGCACCTGGTTGGTGCCTGGCTGTAGAGGGAAATAGATGGAGCCAAGGACCACGGCCGAGAGGTTGGTGTTCACGCGCGTGGTGCCCTCTCCATCCATGTCGATGGTCACGGTGGCGCCCGATGAGGTGGTGGCGCTCACTTGCACATATTCGCCCGTGTCTACGTTCTCGACCTTCACATTGTTGCCCGTGGCCTTGAGGGTGAAGACGGGGTAGGTCTCATAGGTGCCCTCAATCTCCACGGTGTTGAGCCCAGAGGTTAGCGTCTTGTATCTGCTCTCGCCGTAGGCAACGGGGTCGAAAGCCTTGAAGGTTATGGTGCAGCTGCCAGTATTCCAGAGGTTGTCGAGTTCTGAGGCATCCTCCACGCTTGCCATGTAGTAGATTTCCGGGTCATCGGGCAGGACGAGCTTTTTGGGCTCTTTGGAATAAAAGACGCCGCGCAGCATACGGCGCAGCTTTGCCAGACCCCTGGGGTCTTTGGTGCGCGTGCGCAGCTCAATCTTCACGGGGATGCTCAGAGGGTCAAGGTTAGTCCTCAGGTGCATTTCGCGGTCGATGAGCTGAGCGGTCTGGTGCGTCATGTTCGGCGCCAGCGTGCGGGTGGGGTTCGCCCGAACGTACTGGTTCAGGTTCACCCCGTTATAGATGAATTGCTCGAATTTGGTGTTCCTCATGCTATTCCTAACATCCGCTGTTTGTTGGCGATGCGCTTTTCGAGCTCGCGCTCAAGCGTGTCGACCAGCTCTTTGATGGATTGCCCTGAGCTGTTCTCAAAGCGTTCGATGTTGATGCTCACGTTTATGGCGTTGTTTATCTTTTCGGCCACAGCGTCGGCGATAGGCTCCAGACCTTTTTTGGTGTAGGGCACTACCGCCTCGGGTCCTGCCTCGCCTACGCCGATGATGCTGGCGCCGTTGAAGATGCCGCCCGTGGCGTACCAGTTCACTGAGAACGATGGCACCTGCGGCGGGTTGGAGTTCGGGTCTAGGTGGCCGCTTACGCTGAAATGAGGGAGCGGCACGTGGGGCGTTGAAAAGTTCGCATTATTCCAGTTTGAGGTCATGTCTTGGATGCCCCACCACCAGATGTTGGTGATTTTGTCGACCGCGTCGTTCATGCTTTGCACGGCGCCGCTCATGCAGCTTTGGATGGTGCTGCTCATTTCGGTGAGCCCGCTGTTTGCAGAGGATGCCATCTGGTTGAATGACGATCCGGCGTTGCTCTCCATGGAGTTCATGGCCGAGGATATTTCGGATTGCATGGAGCCCGATGCGCTTGCAACGCTGCTGTCCATGGAGCCCATGCCTGAGCTGGTGCTCGATTGCATCTGGCTCATGTAAGAGCTCACGTCGCTGCTCATGCCGCTGTAAGAGCTCGAGACGTCGGATTCCATGGCTCCCATGGTGCTGCTCGTGGTCGATTCCATGGAGCTCATGGTTGAGCTGGTATCCGATTGCATGCTGGCCAGGTTCGCGTTGGTGCTGGCCGCTATGTCTGCCCAAGAGCTTGAGGCATCCGATTCCATGGAGGTGAGTGCTGAGTTGGTGGTCGCGCTTATCTCAGCCCAGGACGTGGTTGTGGTGGCGTCCATGGAGCTCATTGCCTGCTCGGTGGAGCTCTGCATGCTTGCCATATCCTCAGAGACTTCCTGGGAGCCCTCATCAGAGGAGCCCGTTATAAAGTCCCAGGCCGCGCCTGCAGCGTCTGCAAGGCCGCCAAAGAAACCGCCCACGGCCTCGATGGGTCCTTGCAACCACTCGAACTGCTCTCCCAGCCATTGGATGCCCTCACCGATTGCCGTGACTATAGGCTCGATGAAGCCCCAGATGGCGTCCCATACGCCCTGCCAGAAGTTGCGGAACTCCTCGCTGGTATTCCATAGGGTCATAAACGCCACCACTAGGCCAGCGATGAGGGAGGCGATGAGCACGAACGGGTTGGCCATCATTGTTGCGGTGAGAGCTGAGAACGCCGTGCGCAGCATGTTGAGGGTGTTGGTCACGGCCGTGATGATGGTGCTCATGTTTATGGCCACGGTGAAGACGCCCACGGCTGTGGCCACGCCCAGGATGATAGGGCCTAGCACGTTGAAGTTCTCCACCAGCCACGTGAGGCCAGGGATGACCGTTTCGGTTATGAACTGGGTGACCGCCCGCAGAGGCTCTTGCAGGTAGTCGTATATTTTCAGGCCAAGCTCCTCAGTGGCAGAGTTGAGGTTTGCCATGTCGCCGGCAAGGTTGTCGGTCATTATGGCAGCGGTTTCCTCAGCCGCGCCGCCGCAGTTGTAGAGCTCGTCCCTAAAGCCCACCATTTCGTCGCTGCCAGCGTTGAGCATGAGGTTGAGGCCTTTGATGCTGTCGGCCGTGAACGTGCTCTGGAGTGCTGCCGCTTTCTCTGCGTCACCCATGCCGTCGGTGGCTGCCTCTACGTCTGCCAGGATGTCGGTGAAGTCTCTGTAGTTGCCCTCGGCGTCCATGACTGCCACGGTTTGGTCGCCGATGGCTATGGCGCCGTCTTGCATCTTTGCGGTCATATCGCGCAGCACGGCATTGAGCGCGGTGCCAGCCTCAGAGCCTTTTAGACCCTGGTTTGCCATCATGGAAATGGCTGCGGTGGTGGTCTCTACGTCAAGGCCTGCCGCGTTTGCGTTCGCGGCACAGTTCTTGAACGATTCGCCAAGGCCTGCGGTGGTGGTGTTCGCGTTTGCCTGGGCATAGGCCAGCACGTCAACCATGCGCCCCGTGTCTGCTGCCGTCATGTTGAAAGCAGAGAGGTAGTCGGTCACGAGGTCGGATGCTGCGGCCAAGTCCATCTCGCCAGCTTGTGCAAGCGTGAGCACTGAGCCAACGCCCTCGAGCATGTCTTCGGTATCCCAGCCAGCGAGTGCCATGTAGCCAAGCGCGTCGGCCGCCTCAGAGGCCGAGAATGTGGTGGTGGAGCCCAGCTCCCTGGCTTTGCTCTCAAGCCGTGCAAGGTCATCGCCCGTGGCGCCAGATAGCGCCGACACCTTGCTCATTGAGGTCTCGAAGCCGGATCCGATTTCAACCACAGAGGACGCAAAGTCTTTTATTGCGTTGAGGGCTATATTGATGCCCTGGGTGGCCAGGTTTGCGATGATGCCTTTGGCAACGGTGAAGCCGTCACCCGTTTTCTTGGCCGCGTCCTGGCCAGCGGTGCCCATTTCGTTGAGTGAGCTCTTTACCTTGCTGACGCCAGTGACTACGCCCTTGTCATCGAGGTCTACCTTGATGGTGACAGTGTTAGCCATTAGCTACCGCCCCCTGAGCAGCGCGCTTAGCGGCCGCAAACATGTCGGCGGCAACGCTGTCGGCTTTCTGTATTCGGTTTTCTGGTTTTTGGTCTAGTGAGAAATAGCGGCGCTTGTCTTCAAAGCTCTCGCAGTATTCGCGGTTGTGCTTGTTTCGCTTTGGAGATTTGGCCGTCCGATAGTAGACCGCCTCTTTGAATGGCGTGTCGGAATCGCTCTCGAGCATCGCGCCAAGCAGCGCGCAGGTCTCTGAATAGGAATAGTTCTCGGCAACGGTGCGCCACTCTATCCCATAGCATTGGAGGAAGGACGCGCTTATACGGGCGGCGTCTTGCTGCCAGTCAAAGATGGGGTCTTCATAGGTCTTTTGGTGTGTTTGGTCTGGTGTGATGTCGAGGCCGAAAGCCTCCCACACGATGTCCCAGAGCAGCTCGCTCACAGCGTCACCAGCCGAAGCAAACGCCTCGGCTGGGTCTGGGAATAGCATATGAGGAAGCAGCTGGGCTTTCTCTTGTTCGGTGAGCTCCTCATCTGCAAAGAGCTCGATGATGAGCAGCCCGTTGCGTGCTGAATCGTAGACGGGGATGCTCAGGCCGCGCCAGCTGTATTGCGTTACTAGGTTGTCGCCTTGTTTCTTACTCTGCTGCGTTAGGCTCAGGCTGCGCATTGGCCACCTCCGAGAGGTAATGCGCTGCCTTGCTATTGGTGAGCTCTTTGTTGTTCTTGGCCACGATTTCGGCGATGGCGCCAAAGACTGCGGTCATGATTTGGTTGCAGGCTGCTGGCTTGATTTCGTGGCCGTTGCCTG